GGCAGTTGACGCTGGAGTCGCTGGCTCGCTCGAACGTGCCAGTTGAAGTCGAAGTTGCAACCTTGGCGAATACCAACCCGTTCGAGGTTCCCTCCGCTGGCGAGAAGGTCAACCGGCTGGTCCTGCACGGGCAGGGGGTCTGTCCCCACTCGCGGACCACACCGAACTTCTGGAAGTTCCTCGCCGCTAATCGTAACGAAATCGTAAACATCTTCGATGAAATCGTCTTCATCGGCAGCCCGCAGGACCGTGAAGTGGGGGCCATCGCCTACCCTGAGTGGAAGGCGTTTGACGACGGCGGAGACTTCCTGAAGCTGGCCGAGCTGATGGTCAACTCACGGGCCGTCATCGGCTGCGGGTCGTCCTCGGTCGCGCTTGCCGGAGCCTTGAAGGTGCCGTGCATCCGTGTTCACGACCCCATCGGAGAGTTCCCCCGCCGCATCTGGGACAACCTCGGCGACAACCAGTTGAACGACACCGAAATCGGCCTGCGGGCGTCGTGGCCGGAGTGGAGAGACAAATGGCTGACCAGCCCCGCTTCGTGACCGAGGTGAACCCCAAGACCGGAGACTTGTCCGTGCGTGATACCAAGACCGGAGAACTGCTGGACATCTTGGACTGCGCCCGCAGGCTGAACGAGGCCAAGCATGGCTGACAGCCTCGGAGACCTCGTAGACCGGCTATCCATCGTCAACATCAAGTTGTTCATGGTGCAGGAACGGCTCAATATCGCCGCCCGCGATGGAACCGGACTAGACGCCGATACGGTCAGGAGCCTGTCGGCGCTGAACCAGGAGCGCAACCGGCTGATGACGGCGATTGACATGGCGGGTGGAACCCGTGTTGACGCACGGGTCAAGTTGGCCTAGCATAGTCGGCGAACCTATTGGGGGACGCAAAAATGGCTACACCAAACCCGGCCATGCCCGGAGCGTCCCCGCGCCCCGTTGCGTCGGACGAGCGCATCATCGAACTGGTTGACACCCGCAGGCAGGAATCGCTGCGCTACAATCAGTCGGTGTTCGGCAAGTTGCAGAACTACTACGACACCTACCGGGGTATCTGGCAGGGTCGCACGGCCCAGTTCCGCAACAACATCTCCATCCCATTCACCTTTGCGATGATTCAGTCGGACGTCGCCCGCAAGGTGCAGACCTGTTTCGGCCAATGGCCCATCGTGAACTTCGAGGGCTACTCCCCCGACGACATCCCGCGGGCCAAGCGCAACGAAGTCCTCATCTCCGCGCAGATGAAAGACGCTGAGAGCGTCACCAAGGCGACTGACTTCTTCTTGCAGGGGGCCATCGGAGGCACCGCCATCGCCCGCTACGGCTGGCGAAACCTCACGGGGAAGACGCGTGTGCGAAGGCTCGAACAGGTGGCCCCCGGTATGTCCATCCCAGTCGTCCACGAGTATCAGGCCGAGATGTTCAACGGCCCGGTCTGGAACGTCGTGGACCGGCTAGACTTCTGGCAGCAGCCCGGCAAGGCCCGTATCTCCGACATGGCGTGGGTCATCCACCGATACTGGGCCGACCTAGACGACCTGCTGGAAGACGCCGCCAGCCCGAACCCCTATTTCGACGCCGGAGCAGTCAGGCGGCTGAAGGACGCTCCCTTCTCAGGAGGGGCCTCAGGCGAGTACCAGGGGCGCAGGGTGGCCTATCGGAACGAGATTGACTACCGAGCCAGGGAGAGCGAGCGGTTTGCCCGCCCGGTCGAAATCTGGGAGATGCACGGCACGGTGCCTTCGGAGTTCTCGACGGACGGCATCCGGCATCGGTGCATCGCCATTGGGAACGGGCGGGTGGTGTTGAAGAACCGTGAGGGTCCGATGGGGAACCGCCAGATGCCATTCTTGGCCTACTCCTCCATGCCTGACCCTTACAGTTTCGACGGCATCGGCAAGGCTGAGATTGCCTTCGGCCCGCAGCGGACCGCCGACCGCCTGAGCAACCAGAAGCTCGACGCCTTGGACCTGCTGATTGACCCGATGTTCGTGGCGTCCTCTGGGTGCAACCTGAACACGCAGAACCTCTACAGTCGCGCCGGGAAGGTCATGCTGGTGGACGGCTCTGCGGGCGAGGACAACATCCGCGCCCTGACCCCCGACATGAGGGGCTTGCAGGCTGCGTACTCCGAGGTCGGGCAGTTGTACGAGTTCATGCAGTTGGGCACGGGCGACAGCGAGATTCTGATGGGCGGGGCCGGTGGCGCACGCGAGACCGCACGCGGGTTCATGGGTCGGCAGGAGAACGCCCTGAACCGGCTGGCGATGGAGACCACGCTGGCGGCAGAGGGATTCATCGAGCCGCTGGCTAATGCTTTCAGGAAGATGGACCAGTTGTGGCTCCCGCTCCCGGCGCAGGTGAAGATTCTAGGAACGCTGGCGAACGTCAATCCCATCACGGGGCTGCCCTATGGCGTGGAAACGACCACGGTGGACTACGACGACCTTGCACCCGACTATCGGGCGCGTGCGACTGCGGCTTCGCAGATGGCGGGCAAGGCTTCTCGCCAGCAGAACCTAGTGGCACTCCTGCAAATGATGAGTTCAAATCCCGCTTTGCTTCAGGTGGTCAACTGGGCCAACTTCGCACGGCAGGCGTTCGACCTGTTCGACTTCAAGAACGTCAACGAACTGCTGGTGAGCCAGGTTCCGCAGGTAAACCAGATGGCCGCGCAGACAGGTCAAGACCCGAATCAAGTCGCCAGCACGCTGAGTCAGCCGATGGAGCAACTGACTCCCGAAGTCCTGTCACAGTTCATGGGGTCGCAGAATCAGGCCCCGTTGCAGACCGCAACCTTCCAGTAGGAGCCAGACCCGATGGCGCTGAACGCAGACGAGAACTGGTTCAGAAACAACAAGGCCGTGCTTGAGCGACAGACCGGCCAAAGGTGGATTGTTGACCCGGACGGAATCTTGGCATATGAACGTGCCATGAAGGCTCGCCAAGAAGCCATTCACCTAGAGGAAGTCAGAAGGGAAGAGGCGAAATGGCGCTGAACGAAGACCAGGTAGGCAAGATTCGCGGACTGTTGCAGTCGTCCGCGTGGAACGACGTGATGAAACCGGCAATCGCGCAAAGAGCGAACGCCGCTATCAAGGCCCTGATTCTCACCCCCGCCGAACGCTCGGGCGAGTACAAGGATATGGACGACGCTGCGATTCGCGCACAGATTCGAGAGGCCGAGTGGCTGCTCGCGGTGTTCGTGAATGAAGTCGCGGTGTTCGACCACAACCGGCGCGTGGAAGAACTCCAGCGCCAAGATGACCCCGAAACTACGGCGAACCCGTAGGAAGGACGCACCATCATGGCAGACGAGAACGTCAACCAGACTCCCGCTCCCGACTTCGCCGGATACTCCAGCAGCGAGGAACTCGCTCGTGGGTATCGGGCCTCCAGCCAAGAGGCGAAGCGCCTCGCAGCGGAGAACCAGCGGCTTCAGGAGCAGTTCCAGCAGTCAACTCAGCGGCCGGACATCCCTAACCGGACCCGCCCTGAGGACCGTCTGGCGGAGTTCGGCATCCCGGCTGATGCACTCAATGACTTCGTCAACGAGCGCGTCGGTCAGGCGCTGCGACCCCTTGCGGAAGGCTTTCAGGCCCGAGGCAGAGTGTTGAACGAGTACCCCGACTACCAGAAGTACGAGGCCGACGTGGCGAACTTCGTCAACGCCGACCCGGACTTCTCTCAGCGGTATGCCCGGATGTTCTCAGCCGACCCGGTGGCTGCGATGGAACTCGCCTTCCTGAAGTTCGGGGAGAGCAAGCGTAAGGGGGCACCGCCTCCGCAAGCGCCGAACGCGCAGGAGATGGCGGACGCCTCATTGCCCGGTGGAAGAGCCGGAGACTCCCGCAGGACCGAACACTCCGGGCAGGGAGCCATCGACGATGCATTCAGGAAGTATCAGGCGAGCGGGAGTCAGCAGGACGCTGAAGCCTTCGCCAAGTTGCGTATCAGGCAGACAATCCCAGACTCCGTCTACGAAAACATGGGATAGGAGTCGCTAAGGAGCAATCATGGCTGGTCAGAACACCACCTTCAGTATCGGCGGCTGGTACGGCACCGTTCCTGGAGTCGCCCACGAGAGTCTTGCGGATGTCTGCACGATTCTCGATTCGTTCCAGACCCCGTTCTTCAGTTCGGCACCGAAAATCAAGGTGTCGGACGTCGTGTTCTCGTGGTCCGTCGATACCCTGATGACGCCCAGCACGACCTCGCAGCTGGAAGCCTCTGCGTTCGTCGTGAGTGCGAACACCGACCCGGCGCGGCTCACCAACCTCTGTCAGGTGTTCCGTGACGACATCGAAGTGACCGACCGGGCGCGCACCATCAACCCGGCTGGCATCCGCGACTTCTACGACCATCAGGTGATGAAGGGCTTCAAGTTCCTCGCCCGGTCCTACGAATCGTGGGTGTTCCAGAAGTACAGCACCGCTGCGGCGACCACGAGTGCGACGGCTACCGGAAACGCTACCACGGCTCCGACGGCGTCCAACTTCCGTGGGTTCAGCATCATCCTGTCTGCGGTCAACACCACGACCTCTGCGGTGGCGACGGCTGACATCATCGCGCTGTCCGAGTCCCTGTTCAATGCTGGTGCCGAACCCGACAGCATGTGGTTCGCCCCGGCGAACAAGCGGCAGTTCGTTGCGGTGCTGAGTGCGAACAGCGGCAACACGCGCAACATCGCGGCCATCGACAAGCAGATGATTCAGAACGTCGATGTCTACGAGTCGCCGTTCAACCAACTGTACGCCGTCATCACCGACCGCTTCATCCCGACCGCGA